TATCGACTGGGATACCGACGATATAAGGTGCATCCTGATTGATACCGCTGACTACACGGTTGACCTGGCAACGCACGATAACCTGGATGATGTCCCCGGCGATGCCAGGGTGGCTACCAGTGGCGCCCTTACCAGCAAAACAGTTACCGATGGCGTAGCTGACGCTGCCGATGTAACACTATCATCGGTAACTGGAGACACCTGTGAGGCAATCGTCATCTACAAGCACACTGGCACAGAGTCCACTTCCCGTCTAATTGCCTACATTGACACTGCCACTGGATTACCGGTAACTCCAAACGGTGGCGACATCACCATTCAGTGGGATAGCGGGGCTAATAAAATCTTCAAGCTATAGGGGGAGATATGTCGGAGAAGGAAGACACGAAAAAGCCTGCACCGCAAGTCCTTAAACCGAAAGCGGTAGAGTCGGGAGAGAAAGTAGGCAAGACTAAATAGCGGAGGCAATTTATGCTAGTAAGAATACAGCGTAACCAAATCCATCACTTCAAAGAGACGGTCTTTGACGCTGAGGGCAATCCCACTGGTGAGGAGAGAGATATTCTACAACTTGGCATTAGCTCCGTAGAGTATCCTGACTTACCCACTTATGGGATTAGAGTGGATATAACTGGTATGAGTAAAGCCGCAGTTAAGAACGCACTCAAAGCTGAAATCCTAGCTTTGGTTGACAGAGTAAAGGTTCAGATGCAGAGGGATAGTGCAGTCCGTCAGCACTTTGATGATTGGGGCTGGCTGGAATTTGATACTGATAGTCTATAGGAGTAGCTAAATGGGATGGGTAAGTCCGACTGGACATAATGACCCTAGTAACGATTGGGATGATGAGGCTAAGGCTTATAATGGGAATACTGGAAACTGGGCTCAGTCATCTGATGTTCCTCTCAATGAATGGACAGGTTTTCTTGAACTAACTCACGCAGCTCTTGACTGCAATAAGGTGCAAGTGTATGTAGGGTCAGGGGATTGGGTCGCAAATATAGACCTTGATGTTTATTATGATAGTGATTGGCATCACGTATATCAAGGGATTTCTACCGACTATGGTTGGATGGAGAAACCTCTTGGTGGCACATACTCAGTAACAGCACTTCGGATTAGGCTTTATAACAGAGGGCCTACCGCCGACTTGCGCATCTGCGATGTTGACTTCTGGGAAGTTGAAGTTATAGCCCCCACAGTTACCACTCAAGCCGTAACCGACATACAGCCTACCACAGCCACAGGGCACGGCAATATCACTGCTACAGGCGGGGAGAATTGCACCAAGCGAGGTGTTTGCTGGAATACAGGTGGTAATCCCACTGTAGCCGATAGTAAGTCAGAGGAAACAGGTTCTTTCGGCACTGGTGCTTTCACCCGCCCAATGACGGGGCTTACTCCAGGACAGCACTACTATGTGAAGGCTTATGCTTATAACTCAGCAGGTTATGGATATGGTTCACAAGTAGAGTTTACGGCATCCAAGTTATTACAGCCAACTGGTATAGCCTCAGCCGAAGCCTTCGGAGCGCTCACTGTGGTGCCTGGTGCAGTAAGCGTCCTCCCCACAGCTATAGGTTCGTTAGAGGCATTCGGTTCAGCCAAGTTGAACCTGAAGCTCATACTCACTGGTATAGCCTCAGCCGAAGCCTTCGGTACTCCCATAGTTATTAGCGGTTTAACAATCTACCCCTCAGCCATGCCCTCGGCAGAAGCCTTTGGCGCCCCCATAATTGCCGGACCCATTCTGGTCACTGGTATCGCCTCGGGAGAGCAATTTGGCACTCCAATAGTAACCCCCGGTGGGGTAATTGTAGCCCCCACTGGTATATCATCTGAGGAATTATTTGGGCTGCCCAAACTGAACGTGTTTGTCACCCCATCAGGCATAGTTACCAGTGAAGCCCTTGGCACAGCTAAGCTAAACTTGAAGCTCATACTCAGTGGTATCGCCTCGGCAGAAGCCTTTGGCACTCCCACCGTCGAGATGATTTTGGTCATACGCCCATCGGGCATAGCTTCAGTAGAGCTCTTTGGTACCCCACTACTCATTGTCATCCTGGCTGGCGGTGATGGAATGAAGCTCCCCACCACAAAGGGACAAGTATCTATCCCCTCTAAGGAGGTGAGTATATGAACCCGCACCCCCTGTCATTGCGAGCCGAAGGCGAAGCAATCTCATCTAAATTGAGAGGTGTAATATGAACCTAACCGAAATGATAACCCTGGTCAGGAGAGACCTCAGAGATGAGACCACCCCTTACCAGTGGTCAGATGATGAACTTACCAGGCACATCAACCGTGCCCTAAAGCAGCTTTCAGAGAGAGTCCCACTGCCAGCAAAGGCTACCCTCGCCACCACCGCCGACTCTAGGGAGATTGATATATCATCCCTCACCGACAGGGTTATGGTGCAGGCGGTGGAATACCCGGTAGATGAGTTCCCCAAGAGATACCAGCGCTTCTCTATCTGGGGGGATACCTTGACCATAATAAGCGGCGACGAGCCCGATGGTTCTAACTGCCATATCTACTACGGCAAGCTCCATACCCTTGATGCTACCACTTCCACTATCCCTCCCAAGCACGAGGACTTGGTCGCCACCGGTGCCTGTGGCTACGCCGCCGTCAGTTGGGCAGCCTACTCTATCAATAGAGTCAATGTCGGTGGGGCAATGACCCCCGGGGAGTTTTTGACCTGGGGTAAAGAGAGGCTAAAAACCTTTAACGACGCCCTTAAACGGCTGGGCAGAAGACAGAGGATTAGAACGCAGCAACTCTATAAATCATAAGGAATGTTATTGCCAGCCATGCTCTCTTTTGTCATTGCGAGGGTGAGCCGAAGCCCTGAGCGAAGCGAAGGGGGAGCGACGAAGCAATCTCAACGGAGGTCAAAATGAACCCTTACCGGTGGCTTTGGTCGAGAATAGGGGGACGACCCTGGTCTTTTATTATCAGGGATACCTGGCATAAGTTTGAGGGGCTTTGGATCATCGGTCTGGTTGCCGTTGGCGCCCTACTCGGGCATTGGCTTTGGGATTTAATCTTCTGGTTTCTCCTGGTCTTTGCCCTGGGCTATATTGCCGGTCACCTGTTCTGGAGTACACCCTGGAAAGAAGGGGAAGGGAAATGAATGATAAAGAACCATTATCGCAAGGGGTAGTCAATATAGTAAGAAGCTTCACCCGACCAGCCCTTACTTTCTTTGGCTTAGTATCCTGGGTTATGCTCTTTGCCAATGGCTTTGATATACCAAGCACCTTTACCTGGCTGATATATGGGATGGTGCTGTGGTGGTTCGGCGACCGCACCTTTTTTAAGATTAAAGGTAAATAATAGATATGTTCTGTTTCCCAAAAAATAAGCGAGGCGATATAAAGCAATGCGAAACCTAACAGCAACACTGCTTGCCGAACAGAAAGAGGGAACTCGAACCCCCTGCCTCGAGGTCAAAGCCAAGAACCTCATTACAGGCGTGGTCAGGCTCGACTGGTCAAGGCTCTATACTGGCTCTGAGGATGATTACTTTCATGCCCTGGCTATGCCCGGCGATGGCAGCCTTATACGCCTGCGAGTAACCTTACCAGCCGACAGTAGAAAACTTTACTACCAGAGAGTAACCAGTCCTGATGAAAACTCCGACTACTCCCCCTGGACATACCTGGATAAATACAATGTGGTCATCGTGGCTTCCTGTGCCCAAGGTGCCAGGGTAAGCCAGTTTTTTATCAACAGCTCCAGGCAGATTTGGCACCGAGAATCCACCGACAACGGGGCTAACTGGGGAGCCTGGGACTTTCTAGGCTATACCCCCACCACCGCCATCTATGGTATCGCCGCTGCCTATAAGTCAAATGGCGATATTGCCCTATTCTATGCCGACCAGGCTACCCTCTACGTGATGAAGCGTGTAAGCGGTAGCTGGGGTTCGGCTACCGTCTGGAACAAGTCAACTGGCGATTTATCTGGTGTAGCTACCGTCTATGATGGCGACTGGAACCTCCTGGTCACTGGAAAGGATTCCGATGGTAACTATAAGCTCTGGTCATTTATCTATGGCGATGGTGGCGATGTATCAGCGGGCACGTGGTCAGACCTGAAAGAGATTGCCTCCGCTGCATCAGGTGAGGGTTTTGAATATCACCGAGTCTTTATGGACAAACCAGATGTCTATCGTGCCTTCTATGTGGAGAAGTTTACCGGTACTGAAAGCTATAACCGCCCCTTCTGGTCACATTCCATCCCCACTACCAACTTTCTTAATAACCTGTGGCGAGAGCCGGTGCCGTTTAACCTGTCCTCAGAATACGGTCTAGCCATAGCCCACTATGGCGACTATTGCTGGCTGTCCAACCCCAATGGAGTGTGGCGAGCTAAGCTGACACAAGAGAGCATTGATTTAACCGAGGATGTCCTCTCAGCACGGCTGGAGCAAGCAGCTCAGTCGGGAAAGCTATCCGTCGAACTAAGGAACGATGACGGTGGCTACGCTTCACCGGGCAGCGGGGACCTATCACTCCTTGACATCGGCTGCCAAATAGACCTCAGCCCTGGCTATGTTACCTCTGGCGGTAATGAAGTCAGCTCAGGGCAAACCTTTATTCTTGAAGCCTACGAGCATACCAGCTCAGGCGGCAAGGCGACCCTTATACTCCACGCCCTTGACGGCTGGAACTTGATTAATACCTGGAGAGCCAGACACCAGTTCCGATGGAATAAAGCCTCCAATGAGCTGTCCATCAAAGGCATCCTTGAGTTCGTCCTGGCTAGGGTCGGCTTGAAACTAGAGGTTGTATCCCAGTCATCAGTCATCACCAGCACCTACCATGACTTCACTATCAACCCCAACAACCAGGGCGACATTGTCATCAGGAAGCTACTATCCTTCGTCCCCGATGTCCTCTTCATTGAGGGCAATAAAGCCTACCTGGTAAATCCCCAGTCCTCAGACAGTTCAGTATATAGGTACGTTACCCCCCAGACCACTGACCACCCCCTATTTGAGGGCAGATACCGTGTTGGAGCCTGGGAGCTTAACCGAGTTCAGGTCGAGGGACTTGCCGCTGACGGCTCCCTTATCATCACCGATACCTTCGCCTGGGCCTAGATAGACAAGCTCTACGACAG